GCACTTGACGACATCCTCACAAACTTTCTTGTAGAGAATCATCGCCGCATTTGTAATATCGTAAGTGGCGTTATTGCTGGCGGCAATGGCCTGCTCGCGAACCCCCACTAAAGCATCCCCCTTTGGAGTGGAGGCATCCACCACTTCGTTGATACCTGTAGTATCGCGAATCATGCGCAAGTAGTGGTTATACAGCGCAATCAGCTCGTTGATGTTTCGAATGTTATTGCCAATCTCACGAACTGGGGGGTTCTGAAATCCTCCCTCAGGGTTTTTACTGCGGTAGTAAAACACCCCTGTCTGCTCGTAGATGTCATGCAGCTCAAGGGGCTGCAAGTCACCGCCCTTTCCAAGCTGGACGTTTTCTAACCCCTCGATATCAATAATCAACCCGTCTGGTTTAGCCTTAGCTATTGCCTGTTGTAGCTTCAAGTGAGTGAGCTGGAGCATATCCGCAAAGCCCACGCAGCTATCGACCATAGACTTCGGGAGTTGGTCAGAGAGGTTGACGGCGACGGCAGAGTACGATAGCCGAGCCCGAGAGATATCATGGATATTCTTCGGGACGTTGGCCTTGCGCCCGTACTTAATAATATGGTCGGTACCGAGGATATACACCCCTGAGTATACCGTGGAAATCTCCATCTTATGTGGAGTGCGCTCATATACGCTGCCTGCACGCTCTTTGTGCTTAAAGCCCTCGTAATAGAACCCTGTATTCCCGTGTCGGTTTTCTTTCTCCTCAAAATGCATGCAATCCACCGATACGAATTCAAACTCCATTACATCAACCATATACCCTCCATATTGACTTTTATCGATACGCGACTGAGAGTACGGTGAGTTTGTATTGGTATTTGAAGATGTGCGCTTAGCATTCTTAGTAATCTTCTGCAAGTCCTCTTCTGTTAGCTCTTCCCCTGCTATGCGCTTAAGCTCTTGCAGTGGGATTTGCTTAACATGACCAGCATAGACAATGTCGTCAAGGTTCGGGTCGTCCGTGTGGCTATGGATAAAGTTAGCAGGGTCGACATACTCCAACTTAATCCCATAGTTTGGGTCGTTGTTACGCTTAACAACGCTCATACCTAAGGCGGCGAGGTCATTAACGCAGCGACGAAAAGTGTTGTCTTCAAAGTTGTTCCACGATAGCGTCATATTCGTGGCTATCTGAGCTGATATCTCTGCGTCTGTCTTTACGTTGGTTTCCAAGAAGATTTCTGCTTCCTCTAGCGTCTCAGGCAAAGTATCAGGGTCGTCCCCCACGAGCACCTCCCCTGTCAACTGCTTGAGCTTCTGCAGTTGTGGTCGCAGCTTGACTTGGTTTTTCAGTCTATTCTTTTGCGCATTCTTCTCAGAAGAAGACAAAGGGTCTATAGCCTCAAGGTTGGGGTAGGGGTTACGGGATAGAATCTTATTGACTACAATCCTTACAAACTTCGGTAAGATGGGGACAGAGGTAAAGTCGAGGTTCATCAAGCTCCCGTCCCCATTGCTTGGGTCCAGGGCATTAAGCATCTGCTTATAGATATTGGTGTCTTGAGTGCCGTTGGCGTAATCTCTATTGCGAGAGAAAGTCTTTTTCTTCCCCCCGATACCTGATGTCGCGCTGTCGGGACTCCCCCACTGCCCCTCAATAGCTTTGGCGTATCTTAGCCCGTACTCTTTCCCCACTTTCTCTTCGAACGGGGCTAAAGGGTCTGGGAAGCCGCCCGACTTTGCGTTATTATTGTTATGCATGTGGGGTCACGTAATTAATCCCCACAAATATAATAAATCAACCCCTCACCTTATATCGCCTAAAGAAGCTCTTCTCCTTGAAGTCTGTGGGCTCTCTTTTGGGCTTTACTTTTTGGGCTGCCAAGAGGGCCAACCCCGAACTAATAGTAAGGTCAAACTTAGTTCTATTGTTTATATCGTACCCAATCCAGTCCTCTAGGGTTTTATTAAAATACATCGCCCCCACCTCTCCGCTCTCTCTATTTACACCTACATAGCTGTGTATAAAAGCCTCAATAGCCTGAGCATGGGACTGTATCACATCGACGGAGTTAGAAGGTATCCCTTTCGTTTTGACTTTGACCTGTACGCTGGTGCTCAGCAAGTGTTTTGGCCTATCCATCAAGTACCCGTCGTATCCGCGAGACTCAAAGTACCTGGCTATCCCGTATTTATTGTTCTCGATTAAAATGGGGTACCCATAGAATACTGCCGCCATGAGTACGTCTTCATAGAATATACTAGCCAGTGGTGGTCGCGAGGCATACTCCAGGACAAACATATTGGCGGGGACCTCCATATTAAACTTGTTATACAAGTGGAGCGCCCCTTTAGAGCCCCTACCATCTACTGTGGCATCGAGGTCGTAGCTGTCCACACCTCCACATCCAAGGTGGGGGTGGGGGGCTATCCTTTTGCTCCTGTTGTGGGCCTTGATATTCCTAAGCTCAACGGGGGGCATCCAAGCAACTTTAAACCTCCCGTCGACTTGAGGGGTAAAGACAACTTCTGAATCCTCCACCCCGCCCTTCCACGAAAATTGCCCCTGAACGACGGGGTTAGGGAATAGCTCGTCGTTGTGCTCAATCTGCTCATATATCTGCCCGATATTAAATAGGCTCCCTGAGATACTATCTCGAAAGGCTTCGTCAGTAGTAAAAGGGAACTGCCTAATCACCTCGTTTAGTTCCGAGGCGTCGTGCTTTAGCGACTCCCGCTCATTCTTTAAGAACGTCTTCGCCCCCATGTGGACATACTCCCCGTCTATCCCTTCGATATGCTCTTCTGGGTCTTCGATAATCGGTAGCCCGTGCTTATCAAAGAAGCCCTCTAGCGAGTCATAGGCGGGGATAAATAGCCGATACAGCCCCGACCTAGTCCTCCCATTCTTGTTCCTCTCCCCAGGATTCGAGTCCTCCCACAGGTCTTTGTACTCGCTTCCGCCTTTTCCCATGGGGTTTACGGTGCTCCCCACCATGGCCTTCCCTACGATTTTCCGACCTACGATTAAACATGTCCTCTGAATCCTCCACGCTTCTCTTATGTCTGTTGGTTTTTCCCATTTCCCCGCTTCATCTAAATACATCAAGTGCAGCTTCTCCCCGTCATAAGCGTTGTTAGTGGTGTTCTTCCAGTTAACAACTGTATTCAAGGCATCTCCGACTTGTGCTGTTTTGTTTTTCTTAGTAATCTTTTTCGAAGGCTCTCTAAACGCTAGCTCCATCCTCGGGTTCGTAGTTCCGTCTTGAATGGGCTTGAAGAAGAATGGGTACTTACGGAACATATTCACCACCTTCTTCATGAAGATATTCTCTTGAGCGTCCTTACCCGTTTTACTCTGTATCCCTATCAGCTTGTCTTTTACTTGTGTAGCCTCATCGACGATTACCGAGGAGCATATATTGGTGTACCCAGACCGACGGCACTTGGTATACAGTTGACCAATACACCGAGGGTCTGCCTCACACGCAGCTAAATGTAAGAAAATATCCCTTTGGAAATCAAGGTAGTACGGGGCCCCGATATCGAGCACCCCCCACTGCAACATCATGTAGTGTCTACCCGTGATGTATGTAGCATTGCCTCGATTATAAAACCAAAAACCCTCACGCCTACGCCGAAACTCCTCTTCGATATATGGACGAAACTGCTCTCGGAATTCCCTTGGCATCTCCGCCCACTCATCCATAGAGCGAATACGCGATATCTCTCTGGGTAAATCAGCCCGCCGCCAGTATTGACTCTCAATGGGTAAATCGTGGAAGAGGATGTCTTTGACTTTAGGTGGCTTGGGGAGGACAATGAGAATCCCACCGAGTTCGATGTCTTCCCCCACCGTACCCGAGGGGCAGATGCAAATTCCTTGGTCTTCATAATCTTCTATATCTATAAGTGTAGTCATCGTACTACGGAAACATGTCCATTAATTGTATACCCGTCCCCACTATAAGTGCACGCCAGGCTATACGTATACACCCCTGCAGGGACATAGTATATATCCCCGCCCAACCACACGCTATCTGGAGTGCTCCCTTCCCAAATCAAATCTCCGAAGCGGGAGTATACGCGCAGGCTCCACGAATCCCAGCACGAGCTCTCGGTTTGCGCCCCCCACACGTCATTCAACCCGTCGTTATTCGGAGAGAAAGAGTTAGGTATGTATATGGGGCAAGCAGAAACCAGCGGGGAGCAAGGGTATCCAGTTTCACAGTCCACATCGAAGATATCATACTCATAAGCGTACACCGTATCTTCTTGAACAACAGTGAGATAGACAGTGTCACTTAAAGTGACATATGAAGTGTCGTATACGTATACAGGGTATGAGACAGAATCGACAAGGAGGAGGGTGTCGGTTTCTACTACAAACACCGTATCGGCCTCTAAGTACACGTACTCTAAAACGGTGTCTGGTTCTAGCTCGACATAGACAGTATCAATAATATACTGTGGGGCGCACAAGGTGTCCTCGCACAGATAGCTCCCCACGGGGGCTCCTGGGTTGTTCTCCCTACAGGTATACCAGCTATTGTCGCAATCCATATCTGGATACTCAGCGGTAAAGGGGGAGACCCCATCATCAGTTCCTGTAGCCCAACCGCCATCGGCGGTATACCACGTCGGGGAGAAGTTGATTTGCCATATCACAAACTCAATGCACTCCCCTTGCTCTAGGTAGTAGTCTAAAAAGGGGGCAGCACAGCACCCTAGGCTATTGCTTTCTGGCTCCCCAGGGGAGCAGTCCGCCTCGAAGGCGTTATCTAGAGGCATAACAATTGTATCCCCATTGGCAATGGGTAGCCCTGCCCAACTCGAAGGAATCATAGCCAAAGCCCCATACCACCACCCAGGATGGAAGTTGTCGGGGTTCATAACGCATGGCCCTATAGATAGGGGTTGCTCATCGCCTGGGATATGAAACCCAATTTGAAGCATACTAACCGTGCACCCCTCCCCTTCTTCTACAGCAACAGTAACATCGTACGTATTGAGGTCAACATCTATTATAGAGAGATTGCACTGGGCGGAATTATGTATCGGGGTCCAGAGCAGCGCCCCTGCGAAAATGAGTTTTCTTCCTATGGCAATTAGAACACCTGATATCACACTTCCTGATTTCATTTTTAATTGAATTGATGGAGTAGCTGGCGTTGGCCATATCGGAGACGTTTTTTAGTTTCTCCCCCCTGACATGGTCGAAATCTAGAACAATAGGGTTTGCCTCCCCGCAATCTGCGCAAGAGGCATAAGACTTTACCCTGGAGATGAATGCTCTATTTTTCTTTCTCTGTATGTTGTTTCTTTTTGAAGCCCTTTTTAAATAGTCGTTTTTATTTTCCCTGTAGTGCCTCTTGGAGGCAGCAGATTGATTTGCCGCATCCTTATAGGGCATTTGGAGTATGAGTGCGGGGGTCCTGCATTAGTGCGCAGGCTCGCATAAAGTCCATATCGATGAACAGCGGGGTCTTCTCCCCCACATAGGCCCCGAAGACATTGAAGTCTAAATACTCAATGGCCTCCATATCTGTCATGCCATCACGATTTACTAAGACGCTTATCATCTTATTCTTATCGTATACCGCCACGGGGTCGCCATGGTGGGGGCTGCATGTTATTCCGATTAGAGCTAAATCAAACCCATCGGCCAATAAACACTCTTCTTCCTCGAGGGCCTCCATGAGGGGGTCCCAGTCGTCGCTTGTAAATGTCATTTTGAAAATTTTTCTGCAAAGCCCCCTGTATAGTCTTTATCAGTAGAAACTCCGTGCCCCAAGGTAATATCTTTCATCAATTGCTCCAGCCGCTGTCTTTCAACAAGGAGTTCTTTACAATCCACAGCCGTCTGCTTAATAGATTGCAATTCTGCCTTACGGGCGCTACCATTAATTTCAGAGTCTACAGGCTTCTTAATCTCTTCAATCATATTGTCTATGGCAATCTCCATGCTCCCCATGAGCCGCCTGGCGGCATCTAGCGTAGTAAACTTCTTAGATGGCATATAGCAAGTCTTCGCAGCGGGTGCGGTAGTATTCCTCCCCGTTAATCTTAAACCTATAGTCGCGGTTTTCTTTAAACCCTACGGTATCTCCTTTCTTCACCCCTAGCTCTTTCAGCTCTTTGCTATCGTAGGCCACCACCCCTTTCGTTGGTAGCTTCTCTTCCTTGCGTACAATCTCAAACATGGCGCTAACAAGGTCGTCTTCAAAACACGAAGAGAGGATAGACCACCCCGCCAGCGGGTGCACCTCGTCGGTACCTTTTGGCTGGTATGCAAAGGCATGGGAGTTGATGGCTATCTCTGGGTCGTACGATACCAAGTACTTATTCTCATGCCCCTCAAAGGGCATCCCCCCGTTAATAACAACTAGGTGGTGAAAAAATAAAGTATCCCCAGGCTCTACCCCTGTATCAAACTTGTGTGGTACGGAAACCACTTCCCCTTGAGTGACGCGGTGGTCGAACTCATTGAATTTCGTCTCCATAACCAGCTTCCCGCCGTTGAAGTCGATTTCGTCGTGGAACTTGCTTGGCAGGTCCACCACGAAGTAGTATAGCATTTTCATTAGAAATTTAAATCATATTCAAGTATACAAGGCATATCGTCTATTGCTTTCCATAGCACCTGGGCGCTATCCACCTCTAGGAATACTAAGTACCGCATCTTACCATATCGGTGCAAGTGAGCATCATCGAGTACTATCGCCGCCACTTGTCCCCCACCCATGCGCATGCCGACGAAGTACGCCATGGCATCTTTGGGGTCGCGCCCAATGACAATCTTCCTGATAATACCTTGCATTAGTTCATTGATGGTGGGTCGATGCCCAGCTCCGCCAGTATGCCTTTGTACCAGTTATCTTCTGTTATTTTCTCTTCCTCTTCTGGGAAGGTGTACGAGAAGTGCAAGAAATCGAAAGCTTCTTGCAAGAGGTCTTCGTTATCTACGTCGAGGCTATATACGGCTTTTAAAACGGGTTCCCCCATCTCGTCGTAATCCACCATCCCTGTCAACATAATATTTACTACTTCCCCTCTTATGTCATACTTTTGAGTGATGGCCTCCATCCGTAAATGGAGCTTATGAACCTCTAATAAAAACTTCTCTCTATTATCCATGCCACGCAGTACTGTTAAGAAGAAGAGGATGTTTCGGGACTTCTCCCCTCTACCTCAAAGATACGTAAATAAGAACCACCTCAAGCGTTTGAGGGAGAGCCTGTTATGGTGTCAAGACAAACACGATATCTTCCAAAAGGAAGTATACTTTATGTTGTGGGCCTACGACCTAGAATTTTGGACGCTCGACTACGCCTCTGAAGACTATGGTATGCACAGAGAGAAGATGGCCGACCGCATCGTATACCCGCTAGTAAAGCTCGGGTATCTATATAAGCACTTCGATAAAATGACGCCCTCACAAACCCGCGAAGACCACCTCTTTCGAGAAGAGACAAAGTACAACTACCGCGTTAGGTACGCGCTATCGCAAAAGGGTAGGCTGATGGTTCAGCGCTTCTACAAGAAACTGGAGTCTTAGCTCCAGTCCGAGTACTTAATCCTCACCCTCTCCCCGTCGCGCAGTCGGGCTGCTATCAGCGGGTATATGCGCATATAAGCGCGAGTGGAGTGCCCAATGAAACCGTCCTTTTTTATTTGGTTGTTTTCTTGCGTGTCACCCAAGAGGAGACACCCTGCCGTATTCTCGTCAGTATTCCCACAATGTATGAGTATATCCGAGAACCCAGGGACATCAGTGACCCACAGCATTCCAAGATGAATATCAGCAAATCTTGAAGAATACTTATTGTGGAATCCGCCAAACGTCCTAAGACTGACATCGTAGCTTCCTTCAGGGATTCTAGTCTCCCCTTTGACTTTTTGTTTTCTGTACTCATCTTCTAGTGTATAACAAAGAAATTTACGCTCGTCTCCTGTAATATCGAACAAGAGTCCGCTCGTGCTGTCCTTCTCGCTGCTGAATCTTATCACCTCCAGCAGCAAGCTTGGTTCTTTTAAGTTCATTGTATCTTTTTAATCTGGGGTTAAAATAGCCTTTACTCCCCAT